GCGACAGACGGTTCTGGATGCTCGGAGAGTGGCGTATATGTCGGGGTAGCAGTGTTGGGTACGTCACTCTCTGAGGCACATAAGAGGTATCTCTCTCAGTTCGACACGATTGTAATTGCACTTGATCCCGATGCTTTACCAAAGACATTGCAGTTTGCAAAAGAACTAAGAGGTTACGTAAACAAAGTCAAAGTATTGAGGTTGACAGATGATTTGAAATATCGTAACACTACCGACATTGAAAACTTAAACACGTTAGGAGATACATAATGGAGTTATCATTAATACGAAGTCTGATGGATAAAGAGTTCTACGATTCCCATCGTGGTGCTAAGTGTCCAGACAGATTGTTTAGCAAGGATGTACGTAAGATCAAGCAGTCTATCGACAAGGCTATGGATCGTTATGAACGTACCGTTACACCAGATGAGATTGAGGCATTGTTCATGTCAAACAATCCCACACTTACAACGGCACAGAAACAGGCTTATGGTTCTCTGTTTAATCAGATAAAGAAAGAGTCACCTATGGGTGGTGACGTAGCACAAGAGGTGTTGTCTAAGCTGTTTCAACAGGTGGTTGGTGAAGACATTGCTAACCTTGGGTTTGATTATGTGAATGGGGATAGGAATACACTTGAACCATTACGTGATTTACTTGAGAGATATGCAGATGATTTTACACCAGACCTAAACATTGAGTGGGATGACATTGAGATTGACACACTGCTAGACATGAATGATTTGGAATCACAGTGGACATTCAACATACCTACTCTGACACGCAAGGTAGAAGGTGTAAATGCAGGTCACTTGATTGAGGTGGGTGCACGTCCTAACACAGGCAAGACCTCATTCCATGCCTCTCTCATTGCAGGGCCGAATGGGTTTGCACACCAAGGTGCTAAGTGTGTTATATTATGTAACGAGGAAGCATCACATCGTGTTGGTGCTAGGTATCTTACGGCAGCTACAGGCATGACAATGCAAGAAGTCAAGAACAATCCTGCCAGAGCACGTGATGTTTACGATGCAGTCAAGAAGAATATCAAGATCAAGGATGCGTCTGATCGTGACATGGCATGGGTTGAGTCCGTATGTAAATCATACAAACCTGACATTGTAATTTTAGATATGGGTGACAAGTTTGCTAGATCGGGTGGGTATGCTCGACCAGATGAGGCACTCAAAGCTAATGCTATCTATGCCCGACAGATTGCCAAGGCACACAATTGTGCTATCTTCTACATGTCTCAACTATCAGCAGAGGCAGAGGGTAAGGTGCTACTCAACCAGAGTATGATGGAAGGATCACGTACTGGTAAGGCAGCAGAGGCAGACCTCATGGTATTGATTGCAAAGAACCCTGTTGTTGATGGACAAGAGGAAGAGGACACACAACGACACTTGAATGTTGTAAAGAACAAACTATCTGGAAGGGATAGTGTCGTACATTGTGAATTGGAATATAAGACTGCGAGGTATATTGTATGATAAGAGAACTAAATGAATTTGTAAAAGCTTTATATGACAAAGAGAAATCGGGAGATATATATGTTATATCAAATGAGACATGGCCTGATTGGGTTAAGATCGGTAAGGCAGTTGATGCAAATGATAGAGTGAGGAACTATCAAACAAGTTCACCATACCGTAACTACAAACTTGTACATTCTGTACACTTTGAAGATAGACACAAGGCAGAACGAAAGGCACACATAAGTGCAGCAAAGAAAACAAAACAACCTTGGAATAAACCAGACAACGGTGAATGGTTTAGACTAACACACGATGAAGCAATAGAAATAGTGGAGAGTATAAATGATAGACGTAACATTAATTGATAGCATGGGCAGTGACTTGACAGTAGTTAATGCTGCTCGTGTAAGTTTCAACAAGAAGAGTGAGTGGGATGAGGATAACAAGCTTACTGTGAATGACAGTATACTTATATCATATCTTGCTCGACACAAACACATGTCACCTTTCGGACATTGCTTTGCCACATTTCATGTGAAAGCCCCTGTGTTTATTGCGAGGCAGCTAGTCAAGCACAAGTTCCTACGATGGAATGAGATAAGCCGTAGGTATGTAGATGAAGAGCCTGTATTCCATACTCCTAATACATGGAGAGGACGTGCAGACGATAAGAAACAAGGTAGCAGTGGTGAGGTTTCTATATCCTATCGTATGATTAGTACACTTGCAAAGCATGAGGTGTGGTGCAAAAAGGCATACAATGATTTACTTGAACAAGGTGTAGCACCAGAGCAAGCACGTATGGTATTGCCACAGAGTATGATGACAGAATGGTACTGGTCTGGTAGCCTAGATGCTTGGTCAGATATGTGCAGACTACGACAGAGTGAGGACGCACAGGAAGAGGCACGTCTAGTTGCTAACTCAATTAGTGCAGACATGAGCACACTATACCCAGATTCGTGGGCAGCATTACAGGCGTACAACCGATGAGTGAACAGTATTGTACAACAAAAGGATTAGGATGGGCGTTCCTAGTGTGTGTAATATTTATACTAGGTGTGCCTGTGGGTATGTGGTTGGCATTGGAAGGTTTGTCATGGTATGAGAAGTTCAGCCTGATGAATCCTGTGTTTTAATGTGGACACTCGTATTCATATGGATTAGTAATGGTGAACCTTACATACGTAAAGTGGATACATATCCAGACATGTATGAATGTTTTACTGAGTATGATAAATTGTATTATGCAATGCCACCAGAAAGTAGATTAGGCGTTAGATTAACGTGTGTGAAAGGAGACACTAATGAAGTATTACGTTCAGATTGAAGTAGACACTAACGAGTTCTTTTATGCTACAGGTGAGGGTATGTTTACAATTAATACTCCCCCACTTATCTTTGATACCAAAGAGGAAGCACAAAAAGAAGCTGACAGGTGGAATACTGGTACAGTTAAGGAGTGGCACATAGATCGTAAAAAGAATATATCAAAAGAAATAAGGCACATGACAAAAGAGGAACGGCAACGTGCCAAAGAAAGAGAGGAGGCTAACAAATGTACACAGTCGAGTTCGAAAAAGATGCCTCAGTAATTACATCATTAGATGAAACAGGTAGGTTTGAGGATGTGGAAATGGTCATAGCTGATGATGATACTGTTTATCTGAGACAATACGAAACAAGTTTAAATGAACATCAAATTGTTTATATATCATATCAACAACTGCTAGATTTAGTTACCTCTTTGAATAGTACAGAGGGAGCTTTCTATGCAAAGCTAAGAGGGGGTACATTACATGACACATAGATCAATCTTTGACGAGATAGCACTACACACTTATATGAAGAAGCTAGGACTTACTGTAGACGAAGCACAAGAAGCAATGAGTTTGTATGCAAATAATAAAAAGTTTGACAATGATATTGATACCGTGTATAACGTAGGTAACGATGTAATAGATGATGAATGGGATGAGTGGCATCCCAACGACTTATAGGAGAACAAATGAAATTAACATTAGATGTAGAAAACACTGTGACCAAACGAAACGACAAGCTACATCTTGATCCTTTCGAGCCAGAGAATACATTGGTTATGGTGGGTATGCTAGATGATCTTGGACACGAGGACATTGTAACATTCGATCACTCAGAGCAACAACCTACCACAGGAGGGAGGCTAATCGTACAACGAAAACTTGACGATACCTCTCTCCTTATTATGCACAATGCTGCACACGATTTGATCTGGCTATGGGAGTCAGGCTTTACCTACGAGGGTGAAATCTTTGATACCATGCTAGGTGAGTATGTACTACAACGTGGTCAGAAAAACCCTGTGTCTCTTGAGGCATGTGCTGAGAGGTACGATCTTGAGACAAAGAAACAGGACACAATGAAAGAATGGCTCAAGGCAGGTAAGTCTGTACGTGACATGGATCACACTGAGTTATCTGACTACTTGTCTGCTGACCTACATGCCACACAGCAATTGTATAATCATTTGCAGAAACAGTACGAGGAATGTAGCTCACTGGAAGGAACAATTCGATTGACAAATCAACTGGCATTACATCTTACACGTATATACCAACGTGGGTTCTCAGTTGACTTGGAAGCTTTGGAAGAGGTACGTAAAGAGTTTGAGCAAGAACGTGACACATTGACACGTGAACTAGAAGAACAGGTACGAGAACTGATGGGTGATCGTCCTATCAATCTCAACAGTCCAGAGCAATTGTCTTGGGTTATTTATAGCAAGAAGCCCAAGGATAAGAAAGTATGGCCTGATTTATTTGAGCCGTACATGGACGATGCAGACTATCGTTCAACAGTACACAACAACTCAGAGAAGTTGTATAAACAAAAGGCAAAGCAGTGCAGAGAGTGTAATGGCACTGGACAAATTAGAAAGGTAAAAAAAGATGGAACACTATACGCAAGAACTAACAGATGTAATGACTGTGATGGTAAGGGTTATCATTACACTGATGATCTTAAAAGTATTGGTGGGTTAAAGTTCAATGCCCCAACTTCAAAATGGATTTCAGCTAACGGTTTCGCCACAAGCAAGGACAGACTTGTATACCTTGAAGGTGTGGCTAGACAACGTAATATGCAGGACGCAGTTGACTTCTTACAACGAGTTCGCAGGTTGTCTGCCGTTGATACATATCTATCAAGCTTTGTGGAAGGTATCAACAACTATGTAAAACAGGATGGTAAGCTGCACGTCAGCTTGCTGCAACACAGAACAGCTACTGGCAGACTGTCAGGGGCTAACCCTAACATGCAGAACATGCCACGTGGCGGTACGTTCCCAGTCAAACGTGTATTCAAATCACGATGGGAAGGTGGAAAAATTATGGAAGCAGATTTTGCACAGTTAGAATTTCGTGTGGCTGCGTTTCTGTCTCAGGATAAGACTGCCATTGACGAAGTAACTACAGGCTTTGATGTACACAGTTACACTGCCAAAGTTATTTCTGATGCAGGTCAGAACATATCAAGACAAGAGGCAAAGTCTCATACATTTGCACCTTTATATGGTGCTAGTGGGTTTGGCAGAACACCTGCTGAAGCTGCATACTATGAGCAGTTTACTAAAAAGTATTCTGGCATAGCTAAGTGGCACAAAGAATTGGCACGTGAAGCATTGGGTACAGGTAAAATACGAACACCATCAGGACGTGAGTTTGCATTTCCTAATGTTGTACGTAGATCAAATGGAAGTGTGACATTTTTCACACAGATAAAAAACTTTCCTGTCCAATCCTTTGCTACTGCTGACATTGTACCTATATCTCTGATATATATAGACAAGGTGTTAGGTATTAATCAAATGAAATCATGTATAGTCAATACAGTCCATGACTCAATTGTAATTGATGTACATCCAGATGAAAAGGAGAAAGTATTAAGAGTAATTCATTCAGCAAATGATAATCTATTAAATATAGTAAATCGTAGGTGGAAACTAGACTTC